TATCCCAAATAATGCTGGATCTGGCAAAACCGGAGACATTGACTTCACAACTGTGGGTCACTCCAGCGGCGACAGTTACTCTATTATTTTGGAGATGATCAAGAGATACGACTAAGGAGCAATCGTGGCGACTTTTAGAAACCAAGCAATGCCTATGCAGCCTTTGGTCGGTATAGGCGGTTTATTTGGCGGATTAAGACGCCCGATGTTTCCCCCCTTGGGCGGATTTGGTGGGTTCGGCGGAGGTAGGTTTAGGCCACCTCCGTTCAACCCTATGATGCAGGGCGGCTCAAGCATGGGAGGCGGTTTCTTCGGTGGGTTTAGGCCAAGATTTAGGCGTAGACAACGTGCGCCCATGCCCGATTTTGCGGGGCAAATTTCAAGCTTAGAGGCTAAAATTGCAGAGTTACAGGAACAACTAGCAGCTAGACAAGCTGCACCTACGCCTGATCCAGTTATGGCTGTGGCAGAACCAAGAATAGGAACTCTTGGCGGCACGGGTACCGGTGAGTTTCCTTTAGGAACAGCTGGGCCACGAATACCACCGGCAATAAATGTCGCAGGCGGTATGGTTCCCAGTAATATTAAACTACCCGACATAGATGTAGAGGCGATCAAAGAAAGAATCGCTAATTTGAATATTGACGTGGGCGAAAGACCAGATATGCCGGTAGTGCCGAAAGGAAGACCCGTCGTAAGCTTGCCACCCCAAGACGTGGGTGGACGAAAAAAGTTGACGAAAGGTCCCGGCACGCCAAAAAAGATACCGATAAAACCGCCGTCAATTGAAAGAATACCAGTAAAACCACCATCGATAGAAAGAATTATGCCTCCGATGCCAGAGGTGATATCGGCGCCAATAGCACCAAAAAGTGGTTTTTCTGAGTCTATAGCTAGGGCAATAGAAAAAATTAAAGAAACGCCAAAGCCGATGCCGACGCCAGTAAGAGTACCGGAGCCAATGCCTGTGCCAATAACAGCACCGATGCCAATTAGGTTGCCAGAACCGATGCCGATGCCTGCGCCAGTTATGCCTGCTCCAGTTATGCCTGCGCCGATGCCTATGCCATCGCTACCTGAGTTTACAATGCCGCAGATAGCAGCACCTATGCCTGTGCCGGTTATGCCAGCGCCTATGCAAATGGCGCCTGCGGGAAGAATGCGAGGAAGAGGCGGGAGGATGAGATAATGACACAAAAAAAACTAAACAAAGTAATTAAAGGATTGAAGAAAGCAAGCAAGACACATGCACAACAAGCTAAAACTCTAGGCGCGATCAAGATGAAAAAAGGCGGTAGCGTACCAGCTAATGTGGCAAACCCATCCTTATATCGAAAAGCGAAAGCAAAAGCTAAAGCAAAATTCGATGTGTACCCAAGTGCTTACGCAAATGCTTATATGGTTTCTCAATATAAGAAGATGGGCGGCAAGTATAAGGGAGCCAAAAAAGCTGAAGGTGGCGAGGTTTCACTCAAACCAATACCTAAAGGCAACAAGGGTCTGCCAAAATTACCAACTAAAGTAAGAAACCGCATGGGTTTCATGGCTAAAGGCGGTACGGTTATGGTTCAAGGGCGTGGCTGTGGCGCGATGATGGATAGCAAGCGCAAAAAAACCAGAGTGCCGCGTTCATAATGGTTGCCAAAGTAAGCACAATCAAACGTAAGATGAAGCAAGGCAAAAAGCTTGGTGCTAGTGAACGCGCACAAGCAAAAGCTAGAGGTTTGATAAAAAGAGCTGACGGCACAAAACGCAAAAGTCCAAAATACAAAAGAAAATGAAAAAGAAAAGAGATCCCAAAGTAGGCACCGGAAAGAAGCCAAAGGGATCTGGTAGAAGGCTCTACACAGACGAAAACCCCAAAGACACCGTCAGTATCAAATTTGCAACCATGAAAGATGCTGATGCCACCGTGCGTAAAGTCAAAAGAATTAACAAACCGTTTGCCCGTAAAATACAAATACTTACAGTAGGCGAGCAGCGTGCCAAGGTGATGGGAAAAACTGGCATAGCTAACGTGTTTAAAAAAGGCAAAGAAGCTATCAGGAGGCAACATGGCAAAGCCTAAAGGTGGCCTTACCGAGTGGTTTAAACAAGATTGGGTGGACATAGGCGCCCCCAAAAAGGGTGGTGGATACGCAAAGTGTGGCCGATCAAAATTAGAAAAAGATCGTAAGCGAAAGTATCCCAAGTGCGTGCCAGCTGCTAAAGCAGCAAGAATGTCAAAGTCACAAATAAAATCAGCGGTTCGTAGAAAGCGGGCAAAAAAACAAGGCGTGGGTGGCAAACCCACTAATGTGAAAACATTTGCTGCAAGTGGTGGTAAAATAACAAAAAGCTCAAACATGGGTTTGTTTGGGCGTATTTAAGGAGCGGATATGACATACAGAAAAACCAAAGGTTATGCCATAGGTAAAAAATCTAAAGGCGGTTCCATGATGAAAAAATCCAAAGGTGGCGCAATGATGCGTAAATCTAAGGGCGGCTCTCTCATGAAAAAGTCGAAAGGCGGAGCCATGATGAAAAAAACCAAACGTAATGGCGTAAATCAAGCGATTACCAAGTTGGCAAAAAAATCTAAGGGTGGCGCTATGATGAAAAAATCAAAAGGCGGATCTCTTATGAAGAAGTCTAAGGGTGGAGCTATGATGAAAAAGTCGAAAGGCGGACGCATCATGCGTAAATCCAAAGGCGGAGCGATGAACCGAAAATCAAAAAGGTAAGCTATGTCCTACCTTATAAGTAACGTCCCGCACTTTAAATGTTGGGTGAGGCGGGAGTTTACCCACAATCATGAAAAGTATCATGATGAATACATACACGCTCTAGCGATAGCCGTTAACACCATTCCAGACCGATCCTTAAGTTTTCAGGTAGTTTTTACAGGCTGCGAGGCAGATTGTGAAGATTGGGATGAAGAAAATGTACACGGCGGAGCTATGTGGGCGCGTATGCCCATCCAAGGCTTGGTTTTTGACATGCCATTAGAAGAGTTTCCAAAACCCATGGAAGATCATTTGGCACAACCTTGGGACTGCGAATCAAGACATCATGCGGTCACTGTTATGGACCGTGTCAGCTCTTCACCGTGGATTGCAAAAATAGACGGTGAGTTTTATCAAGCTAAATATTTGTTTACGGTTGACTACACCGATTCAGACATTGCAGACGATCCTGCACAACATAAGCAATCTCATGTATTATATATTACTGAAGATTGTGAATGGAAAGGCAATCTGGTTGCGTTACCTAACAACCGTGTTAGGGCCACAAGCCCAGCTTTGTGGGTTACAGGTGAAGGCGCACCGGACTTCAAACCATCGCAGTGGGCGCATAGCGCAGAGGGACATGAAAGTTATTTGGATCCGGCAGTAACTTTTAATAATTTATACGAGGATTAAATGGCATTATCCGGCAGCAAAAATTTTGAACCAGATGTATCGGAATACATCGAAGAGGCTTTCGAGCGATGCGGCTTGGAGCTTCGCACTGGTTATGATTTACGCACTGCCAAAAGAAGCGCCAATCTTATGTTGGCAGAATGGGCTAACCGGGGCCTAAATCAGTGGACGATAAAAGAAGTAGACATAACCATGGTTAAAGATACTTCTACTTATAACATCGATTCGACTAATGCCACAGCGCCTATCGATGTGCTGGATGCATATATTCGAGAGACTATTAACAACGAAACTACAGACTTCCCTCTAAATAAAATTAGTCGCGCAGAATATGCAAACCTAAGCGTTAAAACGACAAGCGGAAAACCTAATCAAGTTTTTGTTAACAAACAAACAACTCCAACGATTACGGTTTGGCCGGTGCCTGACAAAAATAGCACTTACACTGTAAGACTTAATGTCTTGACCCGTATGGATGATGTTGATGGAGCTGTAGACACAGTAGATATGCCATTCAGATTTTTCCCTTGTTTTGTAGCTGGGCTTGCTTATTACATAAGCATGAAGAAAGCGCCGGAAAGGACAGGCATGCTCAAACAGGTCTACGAAGAGGAATTTACCAGGGCTTTATCACAAGATGAACCGCGCACGTCCTTGAGAATCACCCCAAGTTTAAATAGGTATAACTCAGCATAATGGCATTCGCATCTGGAAAAGAAGCTTACGGGATCTGCGACATTACCGGGTTCCGTTACAAACGACGCGAGATGAAAAAAACTTGGAATGGTCTGATTGTGGGTCCAGATCAAT